TCAGCACCAGTGATACGGAACGAGTGGGTGAAACCACGCGATTCTTGGTTAGCAAGTTGAGGCATATTCTTATGTCTTTCTAGTTAGTGTTTTCAGTTAAGATTAGGAATAGGCGATCTTGCCGTGAGCTTGCGGATGCTTAACAACCAGCGTACCAGCAACGTCGATATAACCACGCTCGCCACCACCTTGGTTCTCAAGACGGGTAGCACCCATCGGGATGAGGGTGTTGAAGCCGAGGTATTTCGGGTTGATAACATAGCCAAGACCATTCGAGGCGGTCATGCAGCTTGGGTTGCCGTTAACGATCTTAACGATACCGAAGTCAGAGTCATAGAGGTTAACAGCAAAGGTGATAGCCTTGCTGGTAGCGTCTTGATTGACGTGGTAGGTTTGGCTACTGGCCGAAGCAGTGGCACGGGTGAAGCCCGAAACAACCTTACGGAGAGCGACGTTAGCAACTAGCGTGAGACTGTTCATCTCGCCATTACGGGAGAAGATCGAACCGATAACATCGTTGAAGGTGGTTTCCGTAGGAGCCGCGCTGAGGATCGAGCCAGAAGGCGTACGATAAGCAGCGGGAACTGGGTTCGTGGCTTGAGCGGTGGACTGAATCCACTTACCAAGACCGCGCATACCGTAGGGAGTACCAGCACCGTTTTCGACAGTCATTTCGTTGTCGGAGGCGAGGGTAGCTTCGATGTCACGCTTGAGTTCACGCATCGACTTGGCTTCGGCTTGGGCGATGTTAGCAGGGCCAACGCTCGTCACAGCTTGTTGCAGGTTCGACACGAGATAGTCGCGGCGCATGAGTTGGATGTAGTTACCAAGGCGAGCGCGATCAGCAAACTTGTCGCTGAACGAAGTCACATCGGAACCTTCCGAAACACCACTCGTCACGGGAGCAGCAAGGCTATCGACGGTCCACTCGGTGTAGGTTGAGGATGCCTTGCCCTTCGATGCGAGCGAAAGGATCGGGGTTTCTTCGGGAGCAAGGATAGCAAGTTCGTTGCTGAGATCCTCACGGTTAGAGATAGCGGAACCTTGGCCAGTCTTGGCGACAGGTGCGCTGGGTTGATAGGTAGCACTAATGGGCATAATTTTAGTTAGTTAGAAGTTATTTGAATTTAGCGATTCTGGCAGCAATCCATTCATCTGCACTCCCAGTTTTTTCAAACCGGCTGTACGCATCTACGACCTTTGCATTCTTGGTGGTGGAAGACTTAGCTGCGCCAGCACCAAATGGGGTTGAGGATGGATTTACCTTCAACTTATTTCCCACCGCTGGTTGGGCCTTGATCTTCTTTCCTCCGTAAATAGACCGAGCTGCGTGAGCTAGGATGTATTCAATTTGGAAACCAATCTCTGGGATTTGTGCTTTTACTTTGTCAACTAGTGGGTCCGACACCAACGCTTTGTAGCTCTTGCCAATCTCAGACTCTTCGTCTTGGATCTCTGGCACTTCTACTTTTGCCGCTTCCTGGTACTGCTTGGCCATTTGCTCGAACTGGGCAACCTGGATTAGGTGCTGTTGTTGAGCTGGGATGTACTTCGTCAGTGCCTCTCTAGCGTTGCGGTTGGCTTTCCGAATCTGCTTTTTGGTAAACTCCTTGTCTCCTACCACGATAATGTCCTCGGGACCGTAGTCCTCATGTTCTTCTAGGATCTCGTCGGTAGACTCAAGGGTCTTCTCAAGTTCGTCGTACTTTCCTTTCAGTTCCTCGAATGAGGTAACATCACGGAATGGGTTCTCGTCTTGAGGAATTACCTTTGCTGGCGTTTGTGGCTGGGATTGAATCTTCTCCTCAAGGGCTTTCTTTTGCGCTGTCAGTTCTCCAATGCGCTGTAGGAGGCGTGACTTGCCCTTCTTGGCGAGAGATTGAATCTGCTCTGTAGTCAGCGATAGCAGGTCAATTTCGGCTTGCTCCTCGGATTCAGTATCGGAATCGTCCTCGTCGGCTTCCTCTTCAACCTCTGAAGATTCCTCGTCTTCTAGACTGGCAGGTTCTTCGTCCTCGGTTTCGGAGGGTTCCTCGGGTTGTTCCTCTGGTTCCTCTTCTGGGGCAGTGTGTCGAGCCACACGTTGAGCTAAAAGCTCCTCGAATGACAGGTTGGACACCGATTCTGTAGCTTCGGCGGTAGCTTCTGGATTACTCATAATGTTTGTTTAGAACGCCATTTACGCTCGGCGGTGCGTGTTCGTATGAAGTCAAGCCAAAAATCATTATTATGTCAAGTAGTTTAGTAAGGTATTGAGTTGCCCAAAAACTCACGCGTTTTTTCTAGAACTGAAAAGTCTGTTGACATGACGCAAAAATCGTGCATTATTTGCGTTGACGAGAGATAGGACTCATCGTTACTTTCACCCCTCCAGCGCAGAGATGTTCTGGATCTAGGGCCGGCACGAGTACTCCTATCTCCTCGTGCTGGCCCTTTTTTTACCGCGAGGGTTAGTGACATATCGAAGAAACCGAGGAACGCTCAAACGACCGCACGGGATCTAGGTAAAAGTCTCACAGGGTACTACGTTTGAAGTAAGTCGCGGCGTAGCTAAATAGAGTGTGACGACCAATGAGCTTGATGCAGTCCTACAGCCTCAACCCTCTGCTATCATTGGTTCCAGCTTGCTGGTGTGTAAGTCGTCCTTTCCGAAGAATATACGGGAGTATGAAGCATGGTCTCGCCGTTTAAGGCGAACTATGCCTACGAGCCTTCCTCAAATGCCGGGAGTTCAATCGTATTAAAATAAGGACATAAAGCGTCCAATTATGAATTAACTACCACAAAGAAGCGGGGCCGTAGAGGGAAAAACGAAAAACCTCTACGACCCCTAACAACCAAACCAATGAAACAAAGCCATTTCTGGCGATGTTAGTTAGGCATAAATCAAGTTATCTGTCAAGTCACTTCGACGACAGTAGTCCCAGAAGCTCGTCCAGCGTGGCAATGCTGCCTGTGACCTTCATCACCTCGTTAGCGTCCACGCACTGGCGCAAATCTCCAAAGAAACGCTCACGCTCGTCACGGACGAACTGGACGATGACCTTGAACTCATCACGGTCGGATAGTGCTGCTACGGCTTCTTGTACGGTTGGTTGTGGTAGTGGTGTCATTGGTTGGTGGTTATTTATTTACGCTTGGCTTTCTTCTTCGGCATACGGCCCATCTTGATCTCGATCTCGACGTAGCCTTTTTTGCCGTTCTTGCCTTTGCCATATTCCTTTTCTTCGTGGCCGCAGCCACATGATTTACCTTTTTTCATAGATTTATTTGCGTTTTGACATTCCTGCTTGACTGAGTGCAATTGCAATCGCTTGTTTACGGCTCTTCACCACGGGTGCTTTCTTCGGGCCTTTAGGGTCACGACCAGCGTGGAGTGTTCCAGCCTTGTATTCCCGCATGACCTTCGACACTTTAGCTTGCTTGGCTACTTTAGTTTTTGGTTTCTTCATAAGATTATTTCATGGACTTGCTTCCTCGGCACTTCCACTTGCGGCGTGAGAGGTTGTTTGGCGAGTTCGGGTCAGACTTCCAGTCACCCTTGATCTTGGCAGAACGAGCGCAATAAGCATCCCCCTTCTTTGTGCCTGGGCGAATACGATCACCTCCATCAGCAGCCTTACCTGCCTGTCCGTACTTGATGGTTCGTGTGCGACCAGTCTTCGGGTTCTTGACAACCTTGGTGAAACGCTTCTCCATTACTTTGACTTCCGCTTGATCTTGCGCTCTTGCTTGAGCATTTCCTTGGTAGGTTTTTTACCAGAACCTTTAGCTGTACGGATGTTGTCCCACATCCCACGAGGAGACATGGAACCATCTGCGCGTTTGATCATCTGCTTCTTCATTTGACAACCTTGCGTTCAGCAGAACTTTGCGTGCCACGTGCCTTGTTTTTGGCGTGGATGTAGCCCTTGATGTCAGCACGGATGTCCTCTTGAACCTTTTGTGTTGCGCTATCAAGAGATGCAAATCTAGGGCTGCGTTGCAGGTACTTCATTTGCTTTTCCTGCATTTGAGCTTCGGCAATATTGTAATCGCGCACTCCTCTAGTCTTCCGTGCAATCTGCTGCTTAAGCCACGATGTTTTAGGTTTGTATTCCATAATATTAAGTTGGTGATTATTGCTGCATTCCTTGCGTTTGCGTTCCACCCATCTGCGCTGGAGCCGTGCCGATACGACCGATCTCTGCGTTCTGGGCTTGTTGAAGTTGGAACTGGTACTGCTCGGCGTACTTCTGGAGTCGTGCCGCGAATGCCTCGTCCTGCTGTGCGCGTTGTGCGACATCTGGTTGCTGGACATAGGCCTGTACCAACTGCATTGCGATCTGCGCCCCGTTGGGTTGCGCTGGAACCTCGATGCCTGCAAAGATTTTGGCAAGATCGTCGGTGACGTTCTTCATCACCTTTTGCTGCGCTTCCTCCATAGGCTGAAGAACATAGTCGGCAAAGATCGGGTTAATACTGGATGCAGTGAACTCAAGTAACTTATTCACATCAAGGATGCCGTTGCGGTCAAGTTGCACCAAGGACACCATGTTCTTGAGCTGAGTTTCAGCCGTCTCTGGATCGGTAGCAAGCGAGTCAAAGTTCACAGTGATGCTAAAGTTCTCATCTGGGTTGCCCTTGGTCATCACTTGTGGGTTTGGGTTGCCCGTGACTTGGAAGAATACCTCGTCTGGCCCCATGCGCTGGAATAGCTTCCACGCCATCGAAAGCACATCGCGGACATGATCGAGGAACTTACCCACATAGAATTGCTGTCTCGCGGTCGTAAGCGGGTTTGTGAGGTCTAGTCCCACGGCGCGGTCTGCTTGCGCTCTCATGGACATCTCTGCCTCCATGGAACCTTGGTCCATTGGCGGCACTGGACCCCATGCGATTTCCCCAAGGCGACGGTACGGAACCCTACGACCTGGACCCCAGTCTGACGGTGGCCGTCCAGCGGGGTGCATGAGAGGAGGAAGAGTAGCAAGAGAAGCACGGTCAATACGGCTATCACGCTCGGTCTTGATTTGCATCTGCGCTCCACGGAGTATGTCGCTAAAGGTTTGAACCTCGTACATCCGTTTCTGGTCGTTGGATAGGCGTGTGACAGTAAATGGATAGTCGTCATATCCGTTAAGGAGTTCGTGTTTGGCGTAACCTTCGGCTTGTGGATGGAATACAGAGCAGTAGATACCTTCAGAACCATCCTCTTCATCAATCAAACGCTGGTAGCCATACACCACCATGACAAGGTCGTTGTCGTCCGTGATCGGCAGGCGGGTCACAGTCTTGACCTTCTCGCCGTCAAGGTACATTGAGTCTTTCCCACGCAGATTGTTAATGGCAAAGTCAACCCACTTGCGATCCCATCCTTCGTTGGTCACTTTTTTCTCAAGCTCTTGAGATGTTAGGAAGGTGCGCCAGAAAATGTACGGAGAGCGTTGAGGGTCAGAGACATACGGAGGAAATAGAACTTCACCGTCTGGGGCGCATGAGTGGACAATCGGGCAGTCTACGGTCTGGCGAGCAAGTGGAATCTCTGCCATGCCAGTCTTACGCATATCCTTGATAGCTTTCTTAGCGCGTTTATCAGACAAGTCTGGGAATGCCTGCTGAAGAAGCGTCAGAAGCATCTCGTCGTCAGCCCCAGTAATGATAAGGTCTGCTAGATCAGGGGATGCTTGAGCGACTTGCTCGACGGATACTTGTTGCAAATATGTCCTTTTTTCTCGCTTCCAGCCGACATAGGAGATCATGATCCCCTTCTCTAGCAAATAGTTTGCACCAAGCTCCATTTGATCCTTGAAGCCTGGAATGTAAGTAGAACGCATCCACTTGAGGAATGCCGAAACTACAGCCGCCCGTGGCATTGAGGCCATCGAGGTTGGGAATGCTTTAATGTGGGAACGCTGAAGAGCTTGGTCAAACAGCGATACATACATATCAATACGCTCACCAACGACATTGACTTCTTGGTCGGACGCGCCCTGCCACGGGAAAGCGTTAGCTCCGTTCTTGCGGAGGTCGTCACTCTTCCCATCCCAGATGTTGCGCCTGTCATTGTACGACCGCAGACACGACTCAAAGTAGTAGTCAAGGTCAATAAGACAGGTATCGTAGGCATCGGTCAACGCACCAATATCCGGCTCCTTATCAACATAGATAAGTGCATTGTCTTCAATCTCTTGCTCTGGACTCATGGTGCGTATTCGTAATAGTCTTCGGGTTCACCCGATACTAGGCATACTTTTATCCGTTTGCCAACAAGTTTGTTTGAAACTCGAACTGGGCATTTTACAGGGACTGCCACCCCATCCATGCGGACGACTACCCAAGTAGGGTTATTGCATACCCGTAGGACTAGATATTCCTCGGAGTGTCCCTCCTGCTGGGCCACTAGGCTGGCGATGCTACACGGTCGTTCGTCAATAATTACCTTGGATTTCGGCGGTCTTCCGCGTTTGGCGGGGGTCTTTTTAGTTTTGGTCGTTTTCATGGAGTTGTTTTAGTTTCATGTATCTGATGGCATCTTCAAGGATGTTAAGCTCCTCAGTAAGTCTTGGGGTAGAACCTAGCCTTTCAGCTCGCAGCCTTTTAAAGTACGCCTCGACCAAACAGTCAAGCACAAGGCCGTCGGCGGTTAGTGGTTTAGGTTCTTTTTTCATTGGTTAGTATCCACCAGACCCATGAGTTGTAACAAATGACTGGCTGCTGTCAACATGATCTAGATTAGCGATAGCGGCATAGCGCAGGGTGTCAATTGGGTCTTTCCATGCCTCCTTCAAACCGCCCTCACCCGTGTATTCCGACAATGCGTTGATGATATTCTCACACTCCGAGCTGACATAGAAATGCGGTCGGTTGACCGAATCTAGCGGTTTAGTCGTATCCCACGACATCTTTCCAATAAGGGCTTGCAACCCATCGTCAATCTCAAGCCCTGGCGCAGGAATGCAGACCATACCAGCATCATTCAAATCCTCAATAATCGATGAGGAACCATCCTGCACTTGGTACTTTGCCGCTCCAAGCCGAGGGTCAATCAGACGCTCAAAGATTTCCTCCTCGCCTTCCAGTTCTTCGATAAGTTCGATATAGTCGCGGATGCCGAATCCTTGTCCTTTAGCCCCCTCGCCTGGAACCCACTTGCCACCACGCCACTCGGCCCAGTCACCGACATCAACACCAGGCCATTCGCGGTACACCCAGAAGGTCCCAGTCTCGTCCACCGCAACCCAGCACATAAACCAGTTTTTGGCCCCAGCTGGGTCGATAACATGGTAGCGCGTAACATTGCGCGTCGGAATCTTCTCTGGCTCTACGACATTTACCACCTTGTTGAATTTGGGGAACTTGGTCGTATGGGACTTCATTGGAACCCCGTAGGCGCGGATTAGAATCTCCTCGCGGGGTTTACCTAGCAGCGTGTCCTTAATTCGTTCGTAGCCGCCAAATGGGTTGTCTTGGCTGTGGAAGTAGTGAACGGAGGCGTTGTGCTTCTTTGACCTTTGAACGTATGGGACGACCTCGTTCTTAAGTAGATCTGCCTCTCTAGATTCAATAGTCTTAGCCCCATCCAAATACTCTTTAATGACCTCAGTCCAGCCGTCAATAGGCGTGAAGGTCACAAGCATCTTGGAGTTCCGAGTAGCGAGACGAAACCGCAGTGTGTTGATTAAGTCTGGCCCAAGAAGGTACTCATCAAGCCACACCCCAATATTGTGCCACTGAGGGTTCCTAGAACCAAGCTCCGCGCCCTCTAGGATCGTTGGGTTATTCTGGTACTGCGAGTAGGTTTTAAAGATAATCTGCGAGCCATTAGGCAGGATTAAGGAGTTGTCCGTGAACCCGTTCTTCTTGGTGTACGAGATATACGCATTCTCAGAAGTCTGCTTGGAGCGTAACTCAGCAGGAAGCCACCCCCATACGGCACTCTGTTGCTGACGGATGGATACCTCGGATGTCTGGGCAAAACAGAATATCTCAGACTTTGGGTTCTCCACGGCAGCTTTAACCACGCAGTACGAACCCCACGAAGTTTTCCCGCTGTTGTGGGAAATTACCCCCGAGGCAATGTAGTTATTATAAATGGGAACATGAAAATCCCACACCACATCATCTCGGAGGTAATCGATGGAAAGGATCTTGACATAATCCTGTTCCGTGCTATTGTCGCCGCATGCCTGCAAACATACAATACCCCGTAGAATTGATACGCACTTACATCCAAGAAGGTAAAACCCAAGATTGGATAGCGCAAAGACTAGTGTCCTCTGGATACGACTCAAGAATAACCGCAAAGGCAATTTACAAGGTCTGCCGCAAACATGGAATAAAGTGCCAAAGGACTGGGCCTCGTGCTGGAGATGGTCATCCAGAGTGGCAGGGCGGTCGCCACATAAACAAGTCCGGGTACATTGAGGTTTATTGCCCAGATCATCCAATGGTTGTTGAAAAGAATAAGAAGCGTGAAGCAAAGAGCAACGGCAAGTATTACAGGAAAGAGAAGTACATGCTTGAGCATCGCCTTGTGATGGAGAAGAAGATTGGACGTTACCTTTTACCCGAAGAGGTTGTTCACCACATTGACGGCAATAAGCAAAACAACGACCCAGAAAATCTTGGGCTTTTTGCCAATAACGCCGAGCACTTGAAAGAAACCTTAAAGGGCTGCGTCCCAAAGTGGACTCCCGCTGGAGTTGCGAACATGAGGGCTGGGCAGACACTAGAACACCGCCGACATCTAGCGATCCTAAGGAACGCCATCCGAAGGGAGTCAGGAGCAAGTGAGCCTTTGAGCAAAAGAGAACTTGCCCGTTATCTAAGGAAACTCGGTAAATCCCCGCAACAGGCTTGCGAAATGGTTTCTCTGCACGTGCTACCACCGTTCGACGACCGTCCCAAGCATTGACGTGAAAGTGGTCTTTAATCTCATCGACCCTTTTGTAGCAATCTGCAACTGGGTCATAGATTTCTTGTTCTGCGCCAAGACAACGGTTGCCACCTAGAGCCAGAATCTCATTGACCTCTTGCAGTTGCTCCTCAGCCTTCTCCCAGTGAGGAAGCCTAAATCCATAGCGGAATGGGTCTTTGTCAGCATTCTCAATAGCTTCATGGTATATCCGATGTATCTCCATCAACTCTGATGGGTCCATCAACGCCACCTCGTCATCGTCTGGAGGCGTTAGAATCTGGTGCTTTCTCCAGTTCATTTCTTGTATGCGCCAGTTTCCATTAGGATGTCGATTATCCGATAAACGCTACCACATTCTTCGCATCCAAATTCATCATCTTTTGTAGGAAACGAACCTCGATTGCCATCCACAAAATGCAATTTACTGTATTTTTCGCAGTATCCGCAGAGGCCAATGTGAGGTTCAATGTGCTTTTGTAGCACTACATTCCACACCTTGGAGTGAAACTTCTCAGCCAAATACGAGGCGTAAGAGAGAGTGTGGCACTTGTATGCCTTTCCGTCATACATTACCGTATAGTGGTAGCAGAGATGCCCGTCAAACTTGGATTCTGGTTCCTTAATCATGCGACTATCTCCGCTTCAACTGCGCTTTCCTTGACTTTGTTTGCGATACGGGCTTTAGCGTCAGCAATCATCTTAGCAGCGTCATCTAGGCTTGGGCCTTTGCGATGCTCAACTACCGTAGTCGCCATGCCCGTAAGCTGTGCAGCTTTATCGGTAAGGATGCCCACAGTGACCGCCAGCTTGTCGGGACTAATCTTCGCTAGTTCGTCTGGATTGTCAAACAGTTGCTGTGAACGCTCAAACAACAGGTCGGTATACTCCTGCGCGGCAATAGCATACCGCATCGAGAACTCTTTGCGTTTTGTCTCTAGGGTGTCGCTGTGCCTCCACTCAAGACCACGGATAATCTCACGAGACAGCCCTGTTTTGGCGCGTATGTCCGATAGCCTAGCACCCTGTGCAGATAGCCACAACGCCAATGCCGCCTTGTTTGGGGCGTAATGCTCTACCGTGTTGCCGTGCTGGTGCTTGGCTCGCTCCTTTACTTCAAGGAACCAAGCCGCCTTTTCCTCGCGCTCGTCAACGTAGTCACGCTTCAGCTTTTCGTTTGGGTCGTCACTCATTGGTTCAAAGTCACTTGGACTTCTTAACCTTTGATTGTCAGTTCCGCAAGGGTTTTGTCGATTACTTTTGGATCATGCCACTTTTAATGGCTTCATCCAGAATTTTTTGGCTTTCTGCGGAAAACTCTGGATCATTCCGACCTTGCGCCCCAAGTGACTCAAGCCCTCGACGGGTTCCCATCACGCCAATGATAGCCTTTTTCATGTTTTTCTCCATTTGCTCTGGACCAACATTTCTAGCTTGAAGTTCAAGCAGCGGGATGAGCATTTTGTTGTCGTGCATCGCTGCATAAAATCTATTGGCTACCCATCCCGGCCTAGTAATTAGCCAAATCCCGGGACCACCACGACTTAATGTGGCTTTTGCAGACACTTCAGCAATCTGCTTATCGGTAACTTTATTGGCGTCAATATGAGCGGCAGCCGCTTTAAATTTAGTTAGAAACTCTTCACCCATGATATTTCTAATACGGGTTCCTAGAGTTCTGTCTTTTGAGAAGTCTTTTAAAAATTTAGTCCCATCAAAAAGCTCAATACCATTTGGTGTGTAGTTTCCACTTGATCCGTATCTAGCTAAAAGTTCAGCAACAAAATCAGCTTGTAATACTTTTCGCTCAGCCTTTGGCATCCGAGTAATAAACGAGTTAATGTCCGACACTGGTACTCGAAACATCGTCTTTGAAAACTCGGCAACGTCTACTTTATTCCAGTCACCCTTTTTGGCAGCAGAAATCAAAGCGTTATCAAGCATCTTATCAGCTTGCGATTGCAACTGAACACTCTCGGTAATTTTCTTAATGACGGATTTTCTTGAGTCCTCACTAAGAGCTGAATACAAATCAGAAATATCTCGTGGGTTTACATTTGAGATATTAAGTTTTTTGTCAGCCAATGCGGCATTAAGCTCGTTTAGCTTATCAACCATCATTTTGCCATAATTCTCATTAACCTTGCCAGATGGACTTACCCCGTAAAGCTCAGTTACTATTTCTGGGTCGAAATCAATCTTTGCAGATGGCGTTCCCCTATCAGCAGTCAATCCAATCTTGTTCAAGTATGCTTTTTGGAGCTGTCCACGCATATAAGGTGCTCTTTCTGGAGATCCAAGGCTCACGGCACGAAGCACATCTCTAATGTTTTTTGGGTCTGATATTGCTCGTTCAACCGCCTGACTTGGGCTAAGCACCGTGTCTCCAAGTGCTTCTTTTAATATAGAACCCGGAGAGTTTCGCTCAAATAAAAGAACATCATTAACATATTGAGAGTTAATTTGCTTAAATTTGTCAGATAGACCAGCCCGCTCCAGTATGTTGTCTCTATATTGTCGCAATTGGTTTGCAGCAACAGAGGCTACTTGTTGCTTTGTTTTGCCACCAATAGCATCAGCTCCAGGAACAGCGTCTTGAATAACTTGGATATACTCGTTAAGTTCCTTTACGCCAATTGGAGCGGAATTAAGCTCCATTTTTTTAATTTGATCTAACAACTCTGGAGTTGCATCAATTTCCCCGCTGGCTATTCTTTTTTGCAACTGAATAGCAGCAATGCCATCTTGAGTCTTTTTATTAAGATCATTTACAATAGAATCAACAGCGGGGTTGTTTTTTACCTTAAATGTTGATATTGCCCCTTTAACCACAGATGCAATATCCTCTGGGGTTGATGTTATCCCAGATGCATCGGCCTCATCCCAGAATTGGTTGAATGCATTGTTTTTTAGCTCATTTACTTGAGCTTTGCCAGCTTCCAAATAACTAAGAAGCTCTTCTCCAATAGGTTCAGCCTTAAATGTAGGATTTTGAAGCTCCACTAGCTTTCTGTCAATGTTCGATGCAATAATATCACGCGCTTGTTTGTCCTTTTTGCCAATTTCGGATAGCAAATCATCATATTGTGTTCTAAGTCCACTCAATGTGGATTGGAATGCTTTATCTGTAACGGGTCGTCCAGTATTCAGCGTCTCCTGATAAAGACCAAGCTGAGAAAGGTTTTTAGCCATTCTCTGTTGGCTGCTTGGAAATCTAGCTGCAAGTTCTTGTTGTTTTTTTAGTCCTTTAATTCCACGAAGTGCACCTTTGGGTGTTTCTACATCAAAACCAGCCTTTCTGAGAACTGATGCACCTTCATCAAGCGATTGGGCGATGCCACTTGTGATATTTTTACCAACTCTTCTTGCGGCGTATTTACCAAACCCAAGACCAGCCACATCACCAGCCATTCCTAGTGCTGTTTCAATACCTCGACGCTGAAGAATTTCACCTGGCTTTATATTAGTTCCAAGCGCATCCCTCATAACAGCGTCTTGCAAAGACGAAACACTAAGATATGCGGCACCGCCAGCTCCTATCGCACCTGGGCCAGATGGTGATGCCATAGCCGCAGCTCCTATTGAGGCAATTGTAGGTGCAACTTCACCGCTTAGATCCAAAATATCCTTAACTCCAACCCCAACCTCGTCAGCCAAAATAATGCTACCATCCTTGCGCTTTACTACATTGGATTGAGTACCAGCAATATTGATACTGTAAACATTGTCGTCACCATACTTTGATTTGAGATAAGTTAATTTATCTTCAGGTGTTGGAAGATAACCCATGTTGAATCTATCCCTAGCTGGAAGACCAGATTTAATATCAACTTTATCTGGCGATGCTTGAAATAGCTTTCCAATTAAATTTGGTAACTGCGTCTCAAATTGTTCAACCTGCTCTACAGCAGATTCCATTGTTGGAACATTTGGAAACGCTGATTGAAACTCGCCACCAAGCTCGGTCGACGGCATACCAATAGGCGTGCCTGTTTTCAACGCTTCTTGAGCTTGTCTTTGCTCAAGTTGCATCTTTGTACGTTTTTCTGGGTCTGCCATTTTCAGCTCGCCGCCTAGAACTTTGATTTGTCTGGCATATTCGTCCGCAAGTTGATTATCACCAGATGACAAAGCGTTAAGCCTCATGTCATTTAGCTTGACAATGCCTTTTTCAATTCTAGCTGGAGTCATCCCAGATGTTGTTGGTGCTGCCATCTTGTTATTCTCCAAGTTCGTCGAGGATTTTTTCTGCTTCTGTTTTTTGAGCTTCTGGTGCAATTCCCTCAATTTGTCGAGGGACTGTTCTGCCAGTCGTACTCATTGTAAATGCTGGGTATTGCGACTCAATTTCAAAATATTGTTCTTCTGTGATTTTGCCCTCATCCAACAATTTTCTACGTTGCTCTCTGGTTCCATGAACAACATCTAAATACTGTTCCTGCAGGCGAATTAAGTTCGCCCTAAGTGTTTTAGGGTCGGTTTTATCAATGTCAAGCTGTCCTGCCGTTTGTTGCAGCATATCTGTTTCAAACTTTGCAACATTACCCAATGCGCCGCCGGTTGGTGACGCCAACCTCATCTTGCTAAGCTCACCAAAAGCAACCATTGCTTTAATTGGTTCAATGAAACTTTTAGCTAACGTGTATTCTGGAGTTCCTTTTACAAAATTCGCTGCACCGGCCCTATAAAATGAAGCAAGTGGTCCAGATCCTTTCATAACACCAGAATCAAGGACATCTAAAGCTCGATTGATATCTTGTGTGCCGATTTTAGCCCTTGAAATACCTTGCTCTTTGGCTGCTTGTGCTGCTTCTTCCCTGCGATCTGAGACACCCGGACCTTGAACAAATTTAAACCCTCCTTCTGGGGTTTGTTCTATTACCATGCCGGACGGAGGTTTTGGGGGAGCATACCCAATAGAACCCGGCCCAATAACTGGAGCTTGTCTTTGCTCTTCTTGTTTAGGAACAAGGAATTTTTTCTGTGGAGTCCATTGTTCTTTAGGAGCGTTTTCAAATCCTTCAAGATAAACACCATAAATATCAACAGGCTCAAGTGGAGAGTTTTTATCAACATAAACATCAAATTTTTTACCTTCAATGTCTACTTCTTGAGTTTTCTCCGCCCCCCGTGGGATATCATTAACTGTTAGCGGAGTCCCATCCGGAGTGGTCGCGGTTAATGGAAGAACCATGCTTGGGAGAACGCCAGCGTCATCTGGCCCAGTAGATCCAGCAATTTTAATTGGCTCGTAAACACCTTCAGCATTAGGAACCATTTGTTGTGTTCCGCCTTGAGGAAGATTAATGTTTACTGGTGTTTGAGCTTTCTTGCTTTGGAATTCAGCTTTAATTGCTGGGTCTAAACCAGCTGAGTACTTAGAAATAAGATTGGCCGCTGCCTGCCCTTGTCCACTTTGAGCAAGTTCATTTACAGATGATGCGATTTCATCTGGAACAAACTTTTTGCCAGTTTTCTCTTCAACAGATTTAAGAGCTGCCAATGATCCAATAGCTTCGGCAGATGCAGCATAATCTTTTTGCTGCTGTTCTGAAACTTTTAAATCAAATTCTCTTTGCGCTCTAGATGCTGCAGTTTCATATTGCATCCTCTCAAGGCCAAGCCTTTGCTGCTGCATTCCTTGTTCGGCTTGGAACCGCATCTGGTTGGTTCCCATATTAATGAGGCCAGCAACAGAATCCGCGATGGCGGCTCGGTCGTCTAATGGCACATTTTCGTCGCGGATCTGATCTCGAACACCCTGCAATGTAGGGGCCAAATCTGGAAATAGTTTTAGTGCTGCGTCGATCTGAACATCGCTTTGCTTAATCAGCTTCTTCTTCTCCCCTTGCTGCTTGAAGTAATCCCCAACTTGGCCGACCAACCCGGACGCAACTTGATATGGTGCTGCTTGCGCCGCTCCTGCTGCTTGTGCCGCCCCAGAATAGTCTGGGATTCGATAACCAGAAACTGGTACTTGTCCTGCTACTAATGCCATAATCTTATTAAACTGGTGTTGCGCGTGGTACTCCACCGAATAGGTTACTAAAGCCCATACCAGCAGAGAGTCCAAGACCGCTAAGTCCAGTTGCACCTGCAGCTCCTCCTGCTAGACCAGTAAGCCCAAGACCAGCGGAAAGACCACCGGTAAATGGAATTGCAGCAAGCCCAACAAGGTTTCCAATCATCCCTGCGCGAGATTGCCTTGCTTGCATATCAGCTTCATACTGGGCCTTGTTTCTTGCGTCAAGTGCGCTTGCTCTTTCACGGGCGAGATTCAATGGAAGGTTGTAGTCAAGCTCCGGTCCAAGTGTTTGCCCAAGTCCAAGCGCGGTTCCACCAATAGATGTTCCTGCCGTGTAAGATGCTGGGGTTGATCCAAGCATACTAAGTCCCGGTTGAGTGTAAAATCCACCTGCCAAGTTATAACTGCGTTGAGCGGCATCTGCTGCTTCAGCACGCTTGCGTGCTAATACACTTTCGCGTCCCATAGCCTCTTCGACAATCGCGGCATTTCCACCAAGTCGTCCTGCCGCTTGGAATCCCTCGCGGGCTTGTTGCTCGTAAGTCCTGCGCTCTTGTGGCGTTACTCCCTGCGCTGCCGCTCTAGCTCTTTCAGCTTCTTGCGCTGATGCTTGAACTGCTGCGGCTTGTTCCGGAGAAAGTGCCTCCATCAACCCACGGGTCAATGGTACTTGACCAGTCATCTGACCAAGTTCTTGGGCGCGGAGGTCTGCCATTGATTGCGCCGCCTCAGTACCAGCAGCGCGTTGTAATGCTTGAAGTCCTGTAAGTGCTTGACCGCCAAAACCAAACGCTTGCTCCATGAACTGTGGAGTATACTCTCCCTGCATCCCAAGGAATGCCGGCAACGCTTGACCATAATACCCAGTAACACCTTTAAGTTGTCCGCCAGCAAGATTCTGACCAGTCTTTTTATTGACCTTGAAAATGTCTGTAGGTTGAGGTATGCTTGGTGCGCTTCCTCCGAATAGTGATCCCATATTATTTTATTCTGTTAAGGGTTTTTTGATAGTTCCAGATTCTTATGCTTGGACTGTTTTTGAACTGGCGTTGAAATACGATAAACTCAAAGTCTCCATCAAACTCGCGCATGATAAACGGCATTTCTCCAGCGCAGTATGTGACAAACAACGAATCTGCATGATGCCGTTGGGTTGGTGTGGTTGGATCGCTTGAGTGCGTGAAGAAACCAATTGCAAAGCATTCGGGACGGCACAAAACAAAACCATGACACAGATGCCAATCAAGCAAATGTGCAAAGTTTGTGTTGTGATTTGAGTAGTCATTAAATGCTTTCGCTAGGTATTGGTTCATCGAATAATTGAAACGCAAACTTCCGGTGAATCAAATTTACTTCCGCCGGAGTTTAACACATCAAGAACAATTGATGAATTTGTTTTAGACCCAAGATTCGGCCTTCCAATAATAACATCTCCAGAAGTATCGCCAACCTTTGCTCTTCCAGATCCTTGATACATATAAGAAGTATCTGGCATATCAGTTGAAAAATTTATCTGAAAACGACCAGTGTCTGTTTTTAAAACGCTAGAAACATTTCCAGACTTATAGATAAATCTATTTGTATTTAGTGTGTTAGATGCTCCAGATGCATCTCGCAGCATATCAAAGCTAACCCATGCCCTTATCCCAAAAATTGGAGCGGTTCCATCTGGAACAGGGAACTGAGAAAAATTTGAAGCATCCTTATAAAACTTAAATCCATTTGGACCAGTTAAATAAGTCTGTCCATTGTTGTTTTCAATAATTAAATCACCAGTTCCATTTTGGGTTACAAATAGTCTTCCGTTCTCGCCTGACTCCCTTGTAATTGACGCATTTGTATTTACTCCAGATTGAGTCCCAAATTGCAATACAGAAGTTCCATTGGAAGTACGAGATGGAGTAATGCTTAAATAATACGGGCTAGATGAAGCACCGAAACCAATATCTGTGTAATCACTCCCCCAAGAAACCTTCCCAGTAGATAATTTCTCTGGTGTTACAGATCCATTGGTAATGTTGTCTGTGGTAACAGCTGGAGTTGCCAGTTCGTTTGAGGTAATTTTTCCAGCGGCAACGCGCAACTTTCCAGAAGAAACCTCGATTGTTCCATTAGTGAAAACCGCATCAGATGTCATCGTTGTCTGGTCGATGATATTGTTCATCTTAGTGCTAGTGATTGTGTCAGTAGCCGTAAATGTGTAGGTGGTATTAACTGCGCCCATAGCGGTTATTTCTGTGAGATAATTTGTCTGTTGGTAACGGAACCAGCAACCTTAATGGAGTTTACCTTGGGGGAACCAATGGTTCTTGTCAAGATCATCGTGCCAGTATAACCGCGAATGCCACCAAGTCTGCAACGAATGCCAGCGGTTTCTGCCTCTCCGGTGAAACTAGGTTCCAGTATTTCACCTCCAAGAAACTGTGTAGTAGTTCCTATTTCCTCGGCATTATCTGGATCTTCAGAGGCAAAAGATATGCTATATTCGCCTTTTTGTCCCGGTAGGTTTTGCATTACCAATTGGGCATCCGTAAACCTTTTGCGCTCCATGGTACCCAAATCATAGCCACGGGTAATAAGCCTTGAGTTAATTATTGGTGTTACAACAACACTTGATGTGTTTGACACGCTTAAACTATCGTTTGATGTGTCCGCTGCTTCCATTTGGTGCAATCCACCATTTGCGGTTACGGCATAGATGTTGTCGCGCACTTCTGCGCTACCAATTACGAAATTTTCGATCAAAAACCTCGAATCACCGAAGGTATCCAACGATTCCCATCCTTTATTGAGGAAATTAAACACCAAGATTGCATTGTTGCCACGCGCATCCCCAATGCCGGGGGCTGAATCTAGCGGGACAGCAAGGTAGTATCGGTTATCAAACAGTACTCCTACGGCTCGGTCGGCATAATTCTTGTTGATGCGGTCGATGTAAGGCTGAATGTTCTTAGAAATTGGTTCTTCGGCCCCACGGAGGTTATAATCGTTGAGGAACTCGACGGCATAGACCCCATCGTCAGACAGAAACATGACCATGTTGCCACGGGAAACTATGGTCCTACGTGCCAAGCATCCAACCTCGGAGGTCAACTCCGTAACTTTGGTGTCCAGTAGGCTTCCAACCGTACCAGAAATAAGGTGCAGACTATTGCGGTTAAACACGATCAGAGCATCATCGTAGAACCCGTGCATCCCAACTACATAGTCAGCAGTGCCACCGCTGATGCGGAACTGGTTTTCGATCTGGTCGAAGGTCGTAGTGTCCAGAATATCCGAAACAGCGATCTCGTCTGTGATCTTGGTGCTGGTGTAGATAGGTGCGTTGTATGGTCCAGACTGGTTGTAGTAGTGTGGAACCCACAATCTACGCTGGAAGTACACACCCCAAGGCGCACCGGGTTGGTGTATGAATCCGCCACCTACGCTAAACCTGCCACCGAATTCAAAAGAATCAGAAGATGATGTATTGTAGTCCCCAATAGGAGCGTACCACTTAATTGTAGTGGTCGTTGCCTCGGTCACATAGTACTCATTCCCAACCATCCCAGAAAGCTCTGGTGTTGCGGACTCACGAACTACGATGATGTCTCCAGCCCTAACGGTAACATTGCCAGTAACTGTGGCAGTAACCAATCCAGAAACAACATCGACATCTTTTGCTTGGATATTGAATGTCTGTGGTTGGGTGTATGCTCCTCCGGGTGATAGGGTGAACCCATCGGTCATGGTGGCAGCAGAAACGCCAAATGTCGTGCTTGTCGATATTCCAGAGGCTACAAATGTAAATGTGTCTTGATTCGTAACAGAGGCTACAACATAGGTTCCATTTGGTGGTGTTCCTCCAGTAAGTCCAGCAATGGTAACAGATGCACCAGCAAGCAACCCATGCTCTTTGACATTCATTGTGACCACCGTATTGGGACTCGCGGTGGCATTGGAAGTTGCAGAATCAATCAAACGCCCATTTGGATACCACTCAAACGCCTGCTGCCCATCGCGGAAGAGCATCACCTTGTCAAACACCTGTATCATGTCGGTGTCGGCTCCTAGGGCTTGTCCGGGAGGGTAGGGGATGTTCGTGACGCTGTAGTCCGCTAGATCAACCTTCTTGGCTACCGTATCCAAGGCAATAATGACGTACTCCTTGTTGCCAGTATTGGGGTCGCTGAACAGGCAGGATGCTCGGACGTTGGCGTTTGCCGCATCGTTGATCGGCATCTGGGACAAAGTGCCAGTAGTGTCAGTTACCGATGTCACTCCCGCAACTGTGTACTGCAACGTATTTGCGTCAAAATACGACAGCAAGTAATCTCCATTAACCGCAGAATCCAAACCACTTATGGTTGCCCAACCAGTAGATCCTGCCTCAAATCCATGAGCCGTAACTGTAATGCGAATAGTGCCGGTCGTTGGGACTGTCACACCGCTAATAGTCTTGGGAGAGTCTATCAGATAGAATGGTAACTGCAACGGAGTCCCACCAGTAGTAAACGCACTGGTCTTCTCCACGATCCCCTTACGAGGCCTCCAGTAACCCTCCATGCGCCCATTCAAGGACTCCCTTACCTCACCAGGCTGCAACTGGTTAAGCTGCAACCTCTGGTTCACGCCAACAAAACGCCGATCGACATCTTCGCCAATCGCATCATCCATCGCACTACCGCTCTGGGCAAACTGCGACATTATTCAAAGTAGGCAATAACAACGCCAGAGGTTACCGCAACCGACGAGAATCGGCCACCAATGCCCAACCCAGCAGGAAGGGTAATGGACTGCAAACGGGTCGGGTTAAGCACATTGCCAGACGCACTAGCAACCGTACTCAACACCGCGTCATTCACCACTTGAATCCAGCGGATGTTACCAGAGTAGCTATGGCCAGCACCCAATACGGTACTGCCGTTCTGTCCTTGGAGATCGTATGCAACAGGGGTAGACATAAATAATTAAAGGTACACCCCCACACACCGTGGAAGTTCAACCAAATCCTACAGAAATCCACAATAATGTCAACAACATCGTTATCCATCATTCTAACCACAGCATCAACCACTATCGCTGTCATCAAACTACTAACGCTAATATCCGCCCTTTAAGCATTTTTTGTGGGGCTGGTTGACCGCTACAGAAATAATCGACCGACGGGATCGCGACCCCCTCCCCCCGTGTTGCGTGCTTGGCTTGCGTGTTGCGTGTCGGTGCCTTGCGTTATGCCTTGCGCTGAATCCTTAGCGCCGTGGTAATGATTAGTCGCTGGCCTTGGATTGCGTGCTAAATCATTATCGTCGTGCTACACAATAGGTTGATGTTCGCGTGAACACTTGGTGCCTGGTCTCCGTATGTTGTGCTTAATTCCCAATTTGCCAATAGCTGACAATAAAGAAAAAGCTTGACGGATTTTGAGCCATCTGTAGAATTCGCTCCAGCGAAATCCCCTTCCGTAAGCCATTCGACCATAGGAGAATGTGCGCACGGGCATGATCATGGGAATGCATTGATTAAGCAAATGATTCCCGCGCGTTATGGTTTTTCCTTGTGAATGGGGAATGGATTTCCCAGCTATGTGGTTTGATTCGCTGGCCTATCTGTTCCCTTGGCTTGAATGCTCTGCTCTCGGTTTTCATTCATCACCTAGCGTTCAAAGGGAATGTTCCTTGCGTTCTGATCGCTGGCTTGCCTTGGTTTCCGTTTCCCTAGGGCGCGGGAAATTGCATCTCTCCGTGATTTTTCTTCATGGCTTGTGATTGCGTGAAACGCCTTGTTTTAAAGGGTTTCGCTTGGTGTCAATGCTAAATCTCAAAAAAAGTTTCATCTTTTCTTCACTTTTTATTGGCAATTCTGAATCCATATTCTAGATTGCTTTCGTTGCCAGCAACCACGGCACACTTCAAACCATGAACAAACCAACAAACAAACCATCGGTCGGCATGACCTTTATCCATTGCGGGCAAGTCTGCCGAATCGTCAAAGTGTATCCATTCGGCACCATGGATATCAAATCGCCAAGCGGTCGCCGCTTTCGCGTCACTGGCTTAGGCTGGCTTTAACTTTAATTCATCAAACCATGAGCAAACAAACAATCGCAATTCGTCGCCGTCTTATCGCGGCCATGTCCGAGGGACTCGCAAGCGTCCCTGATGAACAATTCAATCGCATCGCGCGGGCTGTCGCCTATCTTACTCGCCGCATGGAAAGGGGTGTGGCATGAGCATCACCATAAAAAAGACACTTGACCCTTTGACCCGATCAAATGGTTTCATGGCGATCATCGAAAACATGGATTCCGCCTTTGCCTTCTCCGAAGGTGAGGCTGTCGCCAAACTATTGAGCCGCCACAAAGGCCATGATTTCGCCGTCAACTGGTCAAATGGTTCACTCACGATTTACAGAAAGGAAAAGCGATGAATGAAGAACCCATCACCCTTAAAACATACGCGCTTGGCATTGCCTTGCTTGCCATTATTATCCTCGGTCTTGCCATTCAAGGCGGTGCTTGGGGGCCGTCCGATCTTGAACTTTTCAAACGCGCGGCGGGACTTTAACCAAACCAAACCCCAAACAGATGAAAATCGTATTCAACGCAATGATGCCAAACCGTGAAGTTTCCGACATGATTGGAAAGGCAGTGATGGAATACGCCGAGACTGGCGTTTTTCCTAGTGAGCTTGAGGATCTTTTCGCGGTGGAAATTAAGTCAATTGACGGAAACAAAGTAGCAATTGTAAACCCCGCTTAAACTTTCCCAATTTTCCGCTTGTCACTCTCCGATTTGTTGGCAAGCTATCCACAAGCAAACGCTCCCCGCGATGCAGGGGCAAGCCAAGTGATATTATGGCAACCTAGAAACAAACGAGGCGTGACCCGCGATGCAGGGTGATAAACTAACCTTAAAAAATAGATACAACGATACAAAATGAAAACTACACTGACAACCTACCAAGCCGCCGACATCCTTGCCAACGACGAGGATTCAAGCTTCACCCGTGCGGGTGCTCTCGCCCTTGTGGAGCATCTTGAAAACATCGAGGACGAAACGGGCGAGGAAATGGACTTCGACAGCGTCGGCATCCGATGCGACTGGGCGGAATATGTGAGCCTTGTCGACTGGGCGGACGAATTCTATGGAACAGACAGAGATGGTCATGATTGGAAATGGCATCTTTGCATCACGGGCGACATGGATGACGACGAAATCGACGACATCATCCGCGAGCGCATCCGTGAAAGCGGGGAGCTGATCGAATTCGACGAGGGCGTGATCGTCTCCAATTTCTAACAAGTCGAAACGCCGCAAGGCGTCCACGGGTGATGCCCGTGCTGATGAGACTAACAACCAACGACAACGACATGACAACGACAACGACAACGAAAACGACCGTCGCGGCCATCTACGCGCCCGGCAAGGCATTGTTTGGCGACGACCTGCTCGACCTCACGGGGAAAGCATGGGATCGAGGGGTCAACCTATCCGGCGCGGATATACGCAAGGCGTGGCCCGCTGATGGGGGCGGCGTGTGGATAGACGGTGCTTGTGAGAATAAGCATTACAACGCAAACGGAAACATCGAAAACTAAGCCATGACAACGACAACGACACATACAAGCGGCCCTTGGTGCATTCACCGAGGCTATACAAACGCGGGAACAATAAGGTGCGCCGACAATGGGGAAAGCTGGGATTTCACCCATACCCACATCGGCTCAGGCGATACGATCATCGCGCAAGTCCAACACCAGACGAAAGATAGCGGGTGGCCTCATGTCCACGACGTGGAGGAAATGTGGGCAAACGCCCGACTCATAGCAGCCGCGCCCGAAATGCTCGATGCACTCCGTAGATTGACCCACCCAATGGCGAGTGACGAAGACCTCGAAAATGCGCTTGCCGTGATTGCCAAGGCGGAAGGGAGGGGCGCATGAGCCGCTTTGATTCCGAGGGACGCTGCGAGCTTTGCAGTGGGGGATGGCTTTGTGACCCATGCAAAACCGACAACCGAGAACGAGAGCGGAAACGATCCGAGGCTATCAGTAGGGGCGCAAAGGCTCACCGTGCTTGGGATGTGGCGCGGACTTGTTCCCGCTATCAGCTGGCAAGCGATGAATTTTTTAGCCGCGAACGCAAGGCAATTGCAATTATGGAAAGGGGTGGCGCATGACAACCGCTAAATGGCAATGTTCCCGCTGTGGGCAATGGGGCGGCAACCCGTCTTGTTATGTCTGCGCGACTGAACCCGACGAGCAAGACCCCGATGACGCTCTCGACTACTGGGAAGAGATGAGAAACGAAGAACCCGAACAAACCGAACAATGAAACCAATAAAAACAAAGAAGGCTGGTGGATCACGCTTCCACTGGTATGCGAACAGCTGGTGCATAATGTGCGGATCGAAGCGGCACAAGCCGATGCTTGGCATCTACGATCCTGGTGCTCATGCCGTATCAATCACTAGGCACGAAGCCGCCTGCATCCTCTGGGACGCTTGGCGCAAGGGGAAAGGGGCAACCGCATGAACCTTGACCCGCACGAAGAAGAGTCAATCCTTGGGAGCGTTTGGCTTGTGATTATCGTTCTCATTCTTTGGATCATCTATGGAGGAACCGCATGATAAATAACTTCGAGAAACTACTGAATGAGACGGCAAAGGCCTTCGATGTAACGCCAGAGGACATTCTAGGCCCGACTAGGCACAAGACAATGGCACTGGCTAGACAAGTGGTGATGGCCTTGTGGTCGGATCATCACGCCTACCAAGACGCAACCAACCGATGCAACCGAACCTGCCACAATACCGCGATGTATGCACGGGAACGGGTCTTAAATCGGGCTGGATTCGACCCTGCATTTGCCAGCATTGTCGCGGGAATTGCCGCTAGATGCCAGCACACAGCAACCGACAAGCCTAAACCGATAGAAAAAATCGCGTGACCACGGGAATTTGCTTGTAAAAGGCAAACAATGAGACAAACTAACCCCAACCCAACCAGAAAAACGAAATGGAAAACAACGACACACAGAAAACAGACGCGATTGCGGCGCATGAACCGCAAAACACGGGCATTCTGGCGCAAGTGGCGGCGGAGACGCAAGCATTTGAGCTAGTCCAACGGCAAGCAAAAATGCTAGCATCCTCAACAATGGTTCCCAAGGACTTTGCCAACAATGTCCCGAACTGCGCCATTGCTTTGAATGTATCAAAACGCACTGGAATTGATGTGCTGATGGTCACCCAAAACCTCGCAATCATCCACGGCCGACCGAGTTGGAGCGCAACCGCACTGATAGGAATGATCAAATCGTCCGGCAAGTTTACCCCCTTGCGCTTCGTTTTTGACGACGACGACAACCCGACAAGTTGTTATGCTGTGGCCCGTGATGTAGCGACAGGCGAAGAACTCCGTGGGGAGAAAATCACTCTTGAGATGGCGAGGAAGGAGGGATGGTCTACCAAGAACGGCTCAAAGTGGCTAACGATGCCAGGTCAGATGTTGCGCTATCGTGCCGCATCGTTCTGGAGCCGTGCTTATGCCTCGGACATCAGCCTCGGAATGTACACGACCGACGAGGTAATGGACTTCGCTAGTCCTCCGCGCAATGTTACACCCGCAAAGCTCAACCCATTCGTGGCAGAACCAGAACCAGAAGAACCCACCGAGCCTATCGTGCAGGATGCCGAGGTTATCGTCGATGAACCCAAGACCGAAGCTAAACCAAAGGGCAATGCGAAACCTCACGCCGACAAGATCGCGGAAGCGTTCGAGGCAATGACCAAGGAGGTTGAGCCATGAGAGTCACCCACACACCATTCAGCACCCCAACCCGTCCGATTGGGCGGGATGTGGAGGTGACGATTGCCCTCATTCAAGCCCTCGGACGGACTGCCGTGCCAAACTGCGGGATTTTCCACCGAGTACTCGACACAATTAAGATGTTCATCAAATGAAAACCAAGAAAAACAAAAAAGAAGAAAGCAATTTAATTACCGAAAGCGAATTGTCCGATTTGATGGACGACGAACTTACCAACACGATAGAAATGTACCACAAGCTATTGAAGCAGTGCGAAAAACTGGCAGATTGCATGGGGTACTACTCCGATTATGTGATTGGAAAGGTCATGCCATCTAGGTCAATAGAGAGAACAAATACTACCCGAATAGAGGAGTGGTTCGAAAAAGAAAAGAAGTCAGTGATCGCTCATATTCTGAAGCGTCAAGAAGAGGAGGAGAGGCATAGAAAGATAGATGAGTTGCTCGACTCATTAAACCTAACCCCAGAACAAGCGGAACTGCTTGGGTTCGCTAGGGAATAAACCAAAAACAACATGAAAATCGAGAAAAACTGCACAGATTATTACTCACGCACTGCAACCCGCCTCAATCCAAGGGGCGGCCCAGTGTCCAAGAGTCTTCTTTGGGACTTCCACAAAAGCCCCTACAAATGGCTTCACGGGCGGGAAAAGGAGATTTCCAAGGCAATGGAGCTGGGTACACTTATTCATTATGCCGTTCTTGAGCCAGAAAAACCCCTAGAATCGCTTGTAGCGGTCAGTCCTTACACGGACTACCGAACCAAGGAGGCGCGGGAATGGAGGGACTCTCGACGCATGGATGGCAAGATCATCGCCACTGAGGATGAGGTGGACATTGCCCAGGATTGCGCCGAGATTTTCCGTGAGGAGTACGCCCAGAAGTTTCAGCCATGTAGCAAGACAGAAACCGAGGTTGCGGTGTTTGGTAAGATCGGGGAGACGGAGGTCAAGGGCATGATCGACCTTGTACCGACTGGCCTTGACTGCCTACTCGACCTCAAGACGACCTCCAGCATCGACAGCTTGGAGAACCTCCAGCGCAACATCGTGAATCGCGGCTACCATTGGCAAGCCGCCTTGTACCTCGACCTATGGAACGCCACTAGCGGAGAAAGCCGCACAAGGTTCGTCTTCTGCTTCATAGAAACAGATCACCCCCACGAAACTGCGTGGGTAGAATTGTCCGAAAATTTGATTGACATTGGTCGTGCTGGATACATGAATGCCATAGCGAAATGGCAAACCTGTGTTGCCACCGACACTTGGCCAAAGTCAGTTGAAGGAATCGCAATGATTGAAACACCGAAATACATACAACAATGAAACAAACCATAGATATTAGCTTGGACACTACCAAGATTGACAAAACCGCATTGTACGAATCACCGAAAAACGGGAAGAAGTACTTGAATATTAGCGTTCTAATCCGCGAGGAGCAGGACAAATATGGATACGATGGATTTGTGGTCCAGAAGATCAGCAAAGAGCGCAAGGCCGCAGGCGAAAAAGGACCGATCCTCGGGAACTGCAAGATCGTAGACTGGGAGGCACAGAAGCCCAGCGTGGTGAAGCAGATCCTTCAGCCCGACAAGTGGGATGATGAAAAGGACGATATTCCTTTTTGATCTACAATAATCATCCGAGCGATAACGGAAGTTCATGTCCTTTGGCCCGAAGGTTTATCGCAGGGCAACCACTTTCCAAAATACTACAATGCAATTTGAAATCTTAACACCAATGGATGCCATAAACAATGGGTATCTCTCACTTACCACGCCATACCGAGAAGAATTTGAACACGAAATGCGATGGATGAAGAATGTCCTTCGTGATATGCGCGGATGCGATGCCGTCATCATCGACACAGGCAGGGGCTACGAGGTAGCGCGTCACAAGTCGGAACTAATCCTAGCGGAACCACGATGAGCGGACTATTCCCAGACCTACCAGAAGAACTATCACCGCGCCTCAAGTGGATGCTCAAGAAGAACATCAAGACTATCCGACGAGAGGACGGGAAATGGGTAGCATTCAAGTCGGAGACGCGCTTTAACAATAGCGACGATAACGAGGTGGATGCGGTCATAGGGCTAGCGAAGAAGTTGAAACTCAAGCTGTGGATGGAGTAAACCAATAGAAAAAAAGTAATGTGGATACTACCAAAGCAATTACACACATTGGCCTCTGTGCAGGATACGGAGGCATTGAGCTTGGACTTAAACGAGTCCTCCCAACTCTGCACTCAGTCGCTCTTTGTGAGATCGAAGCCTTCCCCATTGCGAACTTGGTTGCAAAAATGGAAGCGGGACTCATGGACGCAGCACCTGTATGGACGGATCTTAAAACCTTCCCATACGAAGAATTTCGTGACCGAGTGGGCATCCTTACTGGAGGTTATCCCTGTCAGCCATTCTCCGCAGCAGGGAAGCGTGGAGGGAAAGACGACCCAAGACACCTCTGGCCTTGGATCGCAGACGGAATTCGGATTCTGCGACCAAGAATGTGCTTCTTTGAAAATGTCGAAGGACACATCTCGCTGGGACTCTCCAGCGTCATCAGCGACTTG